AGCCCGTGAAACTGGGTCTTCGCCGCCTCCGGGGCGGTGATGCCCTCGGCGTGGATGCTGTAGTTGCCGTTGATGACTTTGATGATTGCGTATTTCATAGCGGTGTCCTCCTTATGGGTTGATTATAAGAAAGCTGAGCGTATATGTGCCATTCGGAGCGTTGGACCCATCTGATGCTTTTCGGAAATAGAACGCAAGATCGTTCTTTGCTAAAACGCGAGGATACGCTACATATTGGTTCCATGTTCCGTTGTCGTTTCGGATTATACTGCAAATAACTGTTGCTCCTAGTTCTACGGGGGACGTTCCCTGAAATCGCAACACACCACTTGTTACCGTATAATCCCCTGTTTCCGCGTAGTATCTTGAAAGTTGCCCACCAACAGTTACCGCTTCATAGTTTGTGTTTAAGGTGTATGCTGCCCCGGACGCGATGTCCTGCTTTGCCCTGACGAGAGTCCCGTTGAGGTAAAACAGCGTCCCGGCGGAAATCTTGCTCCCCGTAGTGTTGGTACTGCCTGTTGCTTGTATTTCAGCAAGGTCTGTTTTGTCTGCTTTGGTTGTGTCACTCGGATGCACATGCCCAGCATCACTCACATCCCCTGTACTGCCAGCCGCCGCTGTGCCATCCATTTGAGGTGTTGCGGTGGAGATGCTGGGGACGGCGGGGATATCTCCGTACACCTCGTCGATGGCGTCCTGCACGTTGGTCGCCGTCAGGCCTGAGCCGGTATTGTTGTAGCTCACCGCAGCCGCCGCCGTCCCGCCGCCCCCGCCGCCCTGGGCGATCTCGTCGATGGCGTTTTGGACGTCCGTGGCCATAAGTCCGCTCACCGTGTTGTCGTATGGGATGTCCTCGGCGTCCGGCAGCGCATGGACGTGGTCCGCCCGGGAGTAATCGCCGGAGCTGCCCGCCGCCGCCGTGCCCAGGTCCTGCGGAGTCGCGTCCGACGGGTCCGGGACGCTGGGGATCATCCCCGGCGTAGCGTAGTCCGTCCCCGCGACCAGCGGCGTCTGGTAGTCCGTCCCCGCCGTCGCCGCGCTTACGCCGCCCAGCCCGTCCCCCTTGAGGATGCCGGAGGCCGTGACGCTGGGCTGCGCCCCCACGTCCACCGCCGTCGTGCCGTGGGGATTCCCCGCGGTCTGGCTGTGGTCATACGCCGTCTTCCCCCGGTCCCCCCGGTACGCCGTGGCGGAGGTCTCCCCCAGCGCCAGGGATTCGCTGATCTCAACGTAAGCGCTCCCGCTCCAGCGGTAGGTCTTGTTGGTGTCCAGCGCCACATAGATCTTCCCGCTCTCGCCGGTCGCGGGGAAGGCGGAGGAGGAAGCGTACTCCAGCACGTCGTCCACATACGACGGAAGCTGTGCGGAAGGCACCATTCCGTTCGCGTCCAGCTCCGCCACGCCGTTTGCGCTGCCCTTCTCCGTGGCGGGGATGGCCCCCACCTGCCCCGGCGTGGGGATGGGAGGAGGGTTGCTGGCGGAATACTGCTGCACGTTGTCCACGTTCCCCAGCCCCACCTGGGCCTTTGTCACACTGTGGGGATTCGCCGTGTTTCCCACATGGGCGCTGAGTGCGCTTGCCGCGGCCCTGCTGCTGTCCGTGGGATGCCGGTGGTCACCCCGCGCCCAGGCGCTGGCGCTGCCCCCCGACGCTTCTCCGTCCATGGGAGGAAGCCCCGTGTACGCCTTGGGGATCATGCCCTGGATCTTCTGGAAGGTGGTGTCGTCGATGTTCTCCGCCTCCAGGTGGGTCAGCAGGAATTCCAGCTCCTCCGTCAGGCGGGTGAGGTAGTCCCGCAGCTCCATGAGCTGGTTCTCCTCGTCCCCCCTGGGCATGGGAGGCGGCTCGGTGAGTACACGAAATTTCGCCATAGCCTACGACTCCCACTGCTCTTCCTGCACCGGGAAGATCACGGGAGGCGGCGCGTCCGTGCGGACCTGCGGCCAGCGGAAGAATACCTCCTCCGGCTGGCAGAGGACGCCGGTGAGATAGGCTTCCCCGTCCGCCTCATAGGTGAGTGCGATCCCGATGTCCGTTCCTCCCACGTCCCCGATGATCATCCGCACGGGATAGCTTCCCGGCTTTGCGAAGTCCATGCCCTGCTCCAGGTAGTCCGTGGGATTGCCAGCCCACACCCTTCCCTCGTTTCCGGTCTCGCCGTAAACCAGGAAGGGGCGCTTGACCACGATCCGGCCCGCTATGAATGCGCAGCGCTCCGGGATCTTCATCAGCGTCTGGAAATACGTCGGATTGAATGTATCTGCCATGCTTATGCCTCCACTTCCTCCGGCGCGGAGCCGATGATGCGGATGGTGACCCGCCGGTTCCTCGCCCGGTCGGATACGTCGTAGTCCTGCCCGAACCAGACGCACAGCTCATGCCAGGTCTGGTTGAACAGACTCATGTCCATGTTGTACCGGTCCGGCTCCGCGTTGGCGTAGTGGATCATGGCCCGGAGGTACTGGGCGTATATCTGGTTGTACGGCGCGGGGATCGCCAGCTCGGTATCCAGGTATTCGCTTGGGCTGCCCCAGCTGAATCCCAGAGGCTGCTGGAGGAAAAGCTGCGTGTACACCTTCCCCTCGCATTCCCGCACCCATCTTGCTTTCGTGATCATGTCGTAGGCATTCGGCTCGTAGCTGTCCACAAGCGCGATAACGTCTTTAACCCTCATTGTTCATTCCCCTTTCGGGCGAAGGGAGGACTTTGCGCCCTCCCTTCTCAATTCAGTCCGATCTTTACTGCGATATAGGCCAGCAGCGCCGTCACGACCCATTGGATGATCGTGGTTGATACGCTCTCCCAGCGCTTGGCTGGCTTTTCCTGCAAGGCTTTGACGCCGGTGACGGCTTCCTCCAGCTTGTCCTCGATGCTCTTGAGCCGCATGTCCAGCTTCGTCATGGCGATGTCCCCGTCATGGAGCCTTGCAGTGTTCTCCGCGACCTGGGCCTGGAGCTTGTCGAACTCCTCCCGCGTGACCTCACTCATCCTTGTCCACCTCCGGCAGCCCCGTCGCTACGGAGGTCAGCAGGGAGAGGATTCCGGCGAGGATGGAGGCCGACGCCACGACCCACCAGTTGACGTCACTCAGCACCGCGCTGGTGCCAATGGTCGCCAGGGCCGTCTGCGCCACGGTCCGAAGTGCCCGGATGCCCGCTGCTTTCAGAAACTTCTTCATTTCAGATCATCCTCCTTTTCAAGCCTGTCCAGGATCACGGCCAGCTCCGCCCGCGTGACGGGCTGATCAGGCCTGAAGCTGCCATCCGGGTAGCCCTGCATGAGGCCCCGGCTTATGGCTCTGCGAATTGCATTTTCGGCCCAATGCCCGGAGATATCGTCAACAGGCTGGGGGTCATCGGCCTTGTAGGTGGGACGGCAGACGGCAACGATTTGGGCAGGATAACGGGTCTTCAGCGCAACACACTCGCCGTTGTCCTGTGACCCTTCCTCACCGGGAGAGGTGTTGCCCTCTATTGTGTACCATGTGCCAGCTAACTTCCCTTTGTCTACCACAAGACCACAATGCTGGGTGTCCTGAGTGCCAGAAAAGTTGAGGATGAGGATATCACCGATCTGGATATCTCTCTTGTCTACCACCAAACCCTGTTCCCTATACCACCGCAGCAGCATCCCGCAGGAAGCCGTCTTGCCGCCGCCGAAAAAGGCCATGCGCTCCCCGGCGTGCTGGAAACAATACCACAGGAACATGACGCACCAAGGTTGACCGTCAAGTCCGTACTCTGCCCCAAAGATCGTCCGATTGCTTCCGGGAGGATCTTCTGCCACACCAAGGTAGGCACGGGCCACATCAATGACAGATTGTGCGCTCATATGACCTCGCTCCATGTTCCGTTAGATTTGTAATATTGCTTGCTCATCTGATACGGAGGCGTTGCTTCAATTAGAATGTCAGCGGAGTACACGTTGTTTTGCTCAATAGTGCCGGGATAAGAGCCATACCTTGCCTGTTTATAGGTGATTCCTGCCTGAAATGTCAGCGCGGAAGAAGCACTGTAGCTCAACGTCTGGGAACTACCGAAAAGCATAACGATATAGTCCGTTCCGGGTGTTAGCGTGATGGGGTTGTCAAGAAGAACATTAGTCCATTCGCCGCTTAGGAAATCAGTCTGCACCTCTGCAAGGATATCCGTCAGCGTCCCAAACTTTAGGTAGCCGCCAGCAACTGCAGCCCTTGTTCGTCCACGCAATCCCACAACCTTTAAAGCCTCGGTTGCGGTAAATTGCCAACCAGCGGTCGGAGTGTTTGCCATACCACTTAGCGATCCAGAATATCCCGGTGTAAATCCACCCGCAAGTTGGAACCAATACTGCCCGTCTTGCCCATCCGCAGATGTCGGAGCGGCGAGGCTTGCGAAAGCGTTTTCGTCACCCCCACCCCCGCCTCCGCCGCCGCCAGCGGCCTTACCCATCGCGTAGCTTACCGGATCGAAGCCCACGTCAAGACCCCCCTCCGAACTCGACGAATTCGCCGGTGTCCCCGTCAAAGTGGTAGATCTTGCCTGTGTCTATCTCCACCAGGGGCTGCCCGTTGGTAGCAACGCCGGTAGGTTTGGTGTCGGTACTCTTACAGTACCAGACGCCGTCAATTTGAGATACCATGTTTCTCACTCCTTTGCACAACGGAGGGGCGTTGCGCCCCTCCGTTTTCCGTTGTATCAGGTGCTGGTGGCGATGATGCCAGCAGCCCGCAGGCTGTCCAGCAGCGCCTTGAACTCTGCGGCGGTGGGGGCGGTAGAAGCAGCGTCCGCAACTGCCACGCCCTGCTTGACGGTGCCCTTTGCGTCAGAACTGGCGGCAGGCAGGTCGATCTCGCCGGTGACCTTCAGATTGGTGAAAACGGTGTAATCCATCTCAGACCCTCCTATCAGGACAGGTCGGTGGCCCCGCTCACGCCGGCGCAGGCGATGCCCCGCCAGTCGTGGAAACCGGCAGTGAAGCGGGCGTAGCCGCGCCACACGTTGGCGTCGGTGTTTTCATCGATGGTGCTGCGCACATCCAGAGGCACACGGTCCAGCCAGATCAGGCTGCCGTATTCCTCGTTGTAGCGGCTATCCATCAGCAGCCAGGGCGCGGTGCCGGAGGCGATGTACTGATTGAGGTAGGGCCACACGATGACGTTCCAGCGGCCAAACTGGTAGTTGAAACCGTTGTTGGCGGTCTCCGGGTCCTTGTCCGCGCCGATGGCGGCGAACACGGCCTTTTTCAGGCTGTGGATGTTGGGGATCAGGATGGTGTCAGGGGCGACGTCGAGGATCTCGTCGTTGTCGCCGCGGGTGTTCTGCATCTTGACCTCCAGCATGCCCAGCGCGTCGGCGCTGAAGGCGTCGGAGAAGAGGTTGCACTGGGTAGCACCCTTGATTTTGGCGGGATGGGCGGCATAGAACAGGTTCACGCCGTCCGCAGTCTGCAGGTTGAAGTTCCCGCCCGCGTAAGCAGCGGAGGAGTTGCCGCTGATAGCGCCGCCCAGCATAGCCGCGCCCAGCTTCTCGCGGGTGCGGTAATAGGCGGTGACGAAGCCCGCAGGCTTCTTTTTCAGCGTGCGGATGACAGCGTCGTCGATGATCTCGCGGCTGAGAGAGAAGCTGTCCTTCCAGGTGACGGCCTCCAGCACCTTGCTGTAGCCCTCTTCCTGACCGTCGGTGGGGTAGGCGCCGTTTTCACCGGCCACCTTGAAGCCGTCCATGGCGGTCTCGGAGGTATACTTCTCAGCCCAGTGAGTGGACTTGTCCTGCTTGAAGATGCGCTTGATGATGCTCTCCTTCTCGAACTGTTCGCCTCTCTTGGAGATCATCGCGCGGATCGGGGCCTGGCTTTTGCCAAAGATGGAGTCATTGACGCCGGAGCCCTCGGAAAAAGTGATGTTTGCCATTATCCGTGTCCTCCTTTCTTACAGGAATTTCACCAGCGTGGGATTGCCGGTGCCGCTGCCCGCGGTCTTCTCGACGATGGTGGCCACGCCGCTGGACGTGGTGGCGGTGATCTGGAGCCCGTCGCTGTGGATGGTGACGGCCTGACCGATGTTCACGCCATTCAGGGAGGCCTGATTCTTGACCTCGAAGATCATGTCAGGCTCCACTTCGATGACGGGAATCAGCGTACCCGCAGCAACAGCTGCAGGGGCCTCCTTCATGCAGATGTAGGTGGGCTTGGTGGTGCCGGTGCATTTCGCCAGCTTACCGGAACTGAGCACCAGCGCCAGGCCGATATCGGGCTTGGTGGAGCCGGTGGCGGGGAGATATTTCCAAGGCGGGACGCGCCCGTCGGAATTGCTGTGGTGAATAAAACCACGCATTGGTTATCATCCTTTCATCCGTTTTTCTTGTAGTCATTATAGAATTTCCGGATGTCTGCGTCGGACATGTCAGGATTCAGCGTTCTGAAGATTTCCATCTCGTCGGCAGGGACGTCGAGATCCCCGGACCCCCGCTGGCTGGTAGACGTCAGGTGGTCTTTGCCCCCCGTCCTCGCGCCCTGCCGGTTCGCTCTGATACCGGCCAGACGGTCCTCCGCCGCCAGCTTGTATGCGTCCTTGAAATCCAGCCCCTTTTCCACGAGCTCGCGGAACCGCGGCCCCGCAGGGCTCTGGAGGATGGCGTGCAGGTCCTTCATTTCGGGGTCCATCTGCCGGATCTCCGCCAGCTGCCGGTCCACCGCGGCGCGATCTTCCGCGCTCATCGGCGCCGGAGCCTGGGCCTGGGCCCGGGCCTGCTGCTGTGTCTGCAGCTCCTCTCTCACGGCGTGGTGGATGTCGGCTTCCGTCGGACGTCCTGCCTCCCACCTCTGCTGCCGCCGTGCCTGGGCGAGCTTCTCCAGCTCCTCGATGGTGGAAACAGCAGCGCCGTCGCTGTTCTCGATTCCCAACTCCTGGATGAGGGCGCTCATGTCCGCCCTCGCCTGCTGATATCCTCTCTGTTCCGCTTCATAGCGTCTGCGCCCCTCGGCCTGCCGGGACCGCGTCTCAGCGTCCTGCTCAGGCTTCTTAGGGGTTTCTTCCGCCGGGGTGTCAGTGCCTGCTTGCTGGCCGTCATCGCCAGCGGGCGGCTCCTGGGCCTCCGCTGCGGGCTGATCATTGGAAAACACGTCGTCAAACAGACCTTCCAGATTTTCGGTATCCATGGTTGCTCCTTTCGGTCCTTTTGCGCTGACCGGGCGACTAGATTTTTGCGCAATCTCTGCGACTCGGCCTTGCCCCGCCGCGGGGTTTAGGCTGCCTTACTTGCCGCCCTTGCCGGTCCGGAGGTCGGTGCCCCGGATCACCTGACTGGTGCCCTTGCTACCCTTTACCTGATTGGGCGCGTTCACGACCTGCGCACCGGCATTTTTGATCTTTCCGATGTAGCCCTTTTCCTTGGCCATCATGGTCTCCTCCTTTCGGCTGGATTTGGGATTTTTGCGCGTTCCCCTGCGACTATATCAATCCCCGCGTCCGGGGACGATACTCACATCGGCCTCTGTCTCTGCGCCAGCATCTGCTGTACGGCGTTCCTGGCGTC